TTAGATATTTATTAGTGATGAAATATATCTAATAAGGAGAATTTTTATGGCTCAAGAAGCAATATGGCCTGGTAGTAGTTCTTTTTCAACAGGAAGTACACCATATGGATTTTATGATAGTGATACAGAGTTTTCAGGTTCAGGTGCACATTCTGTAGATAGATTTGCAGAATGGGCAGCTAAAAGATTGGGATATCCAATAATAGAGGTTGAACTATCAACTGGCTCCTTTTATGCTTGTTATGAAGAAGCTGTAACTGAATATTCTGCACAAGTAAATCAATTTAATATTCGTGATAATCTATTAAGTTTAAAAGGTCAAGCAACAAGTTCTAATTTAACACACAAAAGATTATCACATACTATGGGTGAACAAATATTCTTATCCGAAACTTATGGTAGTGAAGCAGGAGTAGGTGGACAAGTAGAACGAAAAAAATCAAAAATTACTATACATAGTGGTTCACAAGATTATGATTTAAACACTTTGATTGCAGACCCAAGTGCAAGTGGACCTATTGAGGTAACTAAAGTATTTTATGAAGCAACTCCTGCAATCAATAGATACTTTGACCCATATGCGGGAACAGGTCAACAAACAAATAATATGTTAAATGCATTTGGATTCGGTGGTTCATCACCAGCAATTACATTTGTATTACAACCTATTTATGCTGATTTGTTACGAGTACAAGCAATAGAATTTAATGACCAAATTAGAAAATCTGCATATTCATTTGAACTTGTTGATAATAATTTAAGAATTTTTCCAAGAATAACAACAAACCAAAGTGCATCATTATGGGTTGAGTGGAAAGAAGTTACTGATAGAGATAATGTATTACGGACAAGATATAGTGGTTCTGCAGATACTGTTTCGGATATTAGTAATGCTAGATATGATAATATGGAATATAGGAAGATAAATGATGTCGGTAAACAATGGATTAGGAAATATGGATTAGCGTTATGTAAAGAATTATTAGGTATGGTTCGTAGTAAATATGGAACAATCCCTATTCCCAACTCAGAAGTTTCACTTGATGGTGATACTTTAAGAGCAGAAGCAACTGCTGAAAAGGAACAATTAATGGAACAACTTAGAGAGATGTTAGACCAAACGAGTAATAAGGCATTGTTAGAAGCAGATAGAGAAGCATCTGAAAATTTACAAGAAAAGTTAAAGAAAGTTCCATATCCACTTTATATAGGATAAACACATGGCAAGTAGATATTGGCCCTCAAGAGATACTGATTTAGCCAAAAGATTCAACGATGAATTGGTTGGTAATTTAAAAGATGATAAATGTGGTATTATTGGGCAAGACATAGTAATATATAGGATTTCAACATACGAAACTACTCCTAATATGTATGGTGAGGCAGGTGAAAAGGGAAAGGTGTATGAAGCAGGTGTAAAATTATCTTGTATAGTAGAGGCAGGTGATTTTGATTGGAATAATGATGAGTTCGGTGCAGATACAAGACAAGAGGTTCAGTTTCACTTTCAACGAGATATGTTGATTGATGTAAACTTTAGACCAGATATCGGAGATATTATTAATTGGAACTATGGTTATTTTGAAATTAATGGAACAAATGAGAATCAGTTGGTTGCTGGTGATTACAATAAAAATTGGACTATATCATGTACTGGTAATTTAACAAGAATAAGTAATCTCAATATTGAACAGACAAGGGCGTTTTAATGGCAAGAACTAAACCAATACCAAGAAAGGCAAGATTAGATTTACATTCTCCTGCATTAAGAGAGGATTACAACCGAGGTAAAATATTACGCCGTGATAAAGATGACCAACCTAACATATCAAATTCAATTATGGATATGGATAAGGCAATTATGTATTACTTTAATGAGGTCATAAAACCAACTGTTGTAGATAATGGTGAAACAGTAAAAGTTCCAGTCATGTATGCATCACCAGAAAGGTGGTATGGTATACAAAGAAATGGATTCTTGCGTGATAAAAGACAACAGATTATCACACCAGTAATTGTTTTTAGAAGAACATCTATGCAAAAGAATGAAAACATACCATCCAATAAACTTGATGCAAACAATCCACATAACTTTAGAGTTTTAAAACAAACATATACTCGTGAAAATAGATTTGATGATTTTAAAAGACAAATAGGAATACAACCACAAGAAGAATATTATAATGTAGTGGTACCTGATTATGTTATATTAAATTATGAATTTATTATTTGGACATCTTACATTGAACAAATGAATAAAATAGTTGAACGAATTAACTATACAGATAATGCGTATTGGGGTGAACCTGGTAAAATGAGATTTAGGAGTAAAATAGAATCATTTACTGATGCAAGTGAAATGGATACCACCGAAAGATTAATAAAAACAACCTTTAGTGTAGAGATGATGGGTTATATTTTATTAAAAGATTTTAATAATAAAGTTAATACAGAAAAATTTCTATCACCTAAAAGATTAATCTTCAATATGGAAACTGAAAAAACTATTGAAGAAGTTCAAGAACAAATGAAAGGTGGTGGTGTTATTGAAACAGAACCACAAAAAGATTTTTTTGGTATTAGATTATCAAATCCTCTTACTTTTACGGCAGGAACGGGTGTAGTATTATCTAATTCAGAGGGATTTGATGGTTCAGCACCATATTCACAACAAATATCTCTTGTACAAGATATTTCTCCTACTGCAGATGTTGTTTTTAACAAGGTAAGTACAAGTGAGATTGTATTTGGTAATCCGACAACATATTCTTATACTGGTATTAGTGGTAGTATAAATATAACTGGCAGTTTAACAACTAATGGTGATGTTACTATAAATGGAGATATGATTGTAGGTGAAACATTATTTGCTAAAGAATTTAAAACCTCTATTGTATCATCTTCAATAATTTTTCAGAGTGGTTCATCTAAATTAGGAGATTCTATAGATGATACCCATGAAGTTACTGGTAGTTATCGTTTGACTGGTAGTTTTGAAATTAATGGAACAAATATTAACGAAATTTCTAATGATACCACATTAGGTGGAGAAAGTCCTAATGCACTTGTTACGGAATATGCAGTAGCAAATTTTTCACCTGTAGCAGTTGCAAATACTGTACAACAATATATAAGAAAGAATTTTGTTAAAACTTCTGCAGGAATAAGTGGTTCTACAACTGCAAGTTTTATAGCAGTAAGTGCATCTGCACCAGTTGGTTATGGTACGACTTCTGAAGATGATTTTATATTTTTTATAAATGGGCAGTATATGGAACATGATGCTTTAGAAATAGAACAAAAAAATAGTGATGAGTTTTTATTAAAAATCAATACGGATAGTATAGGATATGAGTTAGAAACAGATGATGAAATACTGGCTATAGGTAAATTTAACTCTTAAAGAAATGCCAACATTAATTACACAAAATCCATTACAGATTTCTACACAAAATGGAATCGTAAGTTCTGATAACCAAATTAATGGTACATCAACTGCACCTACTGAATTTTCACTTTTACAAAATATAAGTACTGGTTCTGATGTTACATTTAATACTGTACAACAATCTCAAACTGAAACTATAGTTTTAGCAAATGAAAACGATGCATCTCAGAATATGGTATTGGGATATGGATTTATAAGTGGTTCAAATTTAGTATTCGGTACTGGTACAGGTGGTGATGGTATGGGTATAAGTGAAAATTATACTCATAGTGGTAGTTTAGTTGTAAATGGTGATGTATCATTTGGTGAGATGGTTATAGATTATGAAACTTTTGAAATTCTTAACAGAAGTGGTTCAACCAAAATGGGTGACAGTATAGATGATGATATACATGAGAGAACTGGTAGTTTAAAAATAGCAGCAGGTAGTGCTATGACATTTCTCGATACTGTAATAGTTGATATTAATAACGGCAATAGTTTTGCACAAGCAAGACAAAATGCACTGGTTACAGAAAGAGCAGTAGCAGAGGTTTTAACTGGTGATGTTTTGGGTAACTTAAATCATTTACGATACAATGTTCCAAGAAAAGCAAGTTCTGTTATAAACAATACTACTGCAAGTTTTTCTGCAGTAACATCTTCTTTTCCAGAAGGTAGTACATTAACCAACCCAGTCACAGTAGTAGAAGACTTTTTATTTTTTAATAATGGTATGTTGATGGAACCTGTAGGATTATCAATAAGACAAAATGGTGATAACTTTTTATTACATGTCAATACTTCCTCAATAGGATATCCAATCGATGGTGATAGTGAAATCGTAGGTTGGGGTAAATTTGAACCTACTGGATAATGAAAAATAAATTAAATAATCCACATTGGTTTTACCATTCTTCGATATTTATTGATATGAGAAAAAGACATTGGAAGAACAGAAAAAACAGACCTTGTCCTGATTGTGGTAAAATGTTGACCTACACAAGAAAGGATAGTTTTGATAGAGCAGTTGGTAATAATTCTGTATGTAAATCTTGTGCACAATCTGATAGAAAATTTACATTAGAGACTTTGGAAAAGATGAAACAACCAAAAACTTTAACTCATAAAGAAAAAATATCTAAATCAATTAGTAATTGGTGGGTAGAGAAAAAACAAGAAGATTTGAGACATGGCATTAATTCAAAGTAAACAATTAAATACAAGATTAACTGGTTCATTTACTGTAAGTGGTAGTATTACAGGAGATTCTAACTCAACTGCTACATTTGCAAGTTATGGTGGAAACATAAGTGGTTCATCGGATTCAACTGGTTCTTTTGGTTCATTAGTAGTTGATGGTAATACTGAAGTAGGTGGAGATTTATCTGTTACACAATATATCAAACATAAAGGTGATGCAGATACATTCATAAACTTTACTGATAATAGAATTCGATTTAAAGCAGGTGATATTGGATTTTTGGATTTGGAGAAAGATGGTGCTACTCCTTATCCTGCTACAATTAATCCAGGTGGTAATAGAATTAACTTTAGGGTTGTGGATAGAAACACCGACCTTCTTCTAAAAACTGATTCTGAAGCATTAAATGTTGGACTATATCATGCAGGTAATAGAAAATTAGCAACAAAATCAGATGGTGTTGATGTTACTGGTTCTTTAGATATAATAGGTCATGTAACCGCTAGTGGTAACATAAGTGGTTCATCAACTTCAACTGGTTCGTTTGGACAAGTCACTACTACAACTCCAGGTAGAATAATCAGTAACATTACTGAAATAATAGAAGTAACTGTGGTGGACGATGGTGGAAACCATTATGCTTTTGAAGGAGCTACAACTCCTAATTTAGTAGTAAGTGAAGGAAAGACATATAGATTTGACCAATCAGATAGTACAAATGATAGTCATCCTTTTGCATTTAGTTTAACAGAGGATGGTTCTACTTATACCACTGGTGTCACTACAGTTGGAACACCTGGTACAACTGGTGCCTACACGGAAATTAAGGTAACGAAAGCTACTGCAAATCGTTTATTTTATAAGTGTACCTCTCATAGTGGTATGGGTAATCAAGGTAATATTCTTAAAAATGACTTAGGAAATTTTGGCGGAAACATAAGCGGTTCATCAACCTCAACTGGTTCGTTTGGTAGATTAAATATTGATGGTGTAATATTAGATGATGGAGACATAAGTGGTTCATCAACTTCAACTGGTTCGTTTGGTAGAGTTGAAGTAACTGCAAATACAATTGCAGTAGGTGGACAACCTATAAATGCTACTCTTGTTCAAAATTTAAATAATACATTTTCATCTGAAGAGGTAGAGGCAGTTGGTTCTACGAGTTTGAGTGGTTCTGTATCGGGTGCAATTGATGCAACTGCATTTCAATATAATGGTACAACTTGGAATTCTACAAGTGCTGTCAATGAACTTACTGGTTCAACATGGACATTAAAAGCAACTGCAGGTGCTGGAACACTATTTAATTTCGTTGATACCGATGATAATTCAGTTCTTCGAGGTAGAAAAGATAAAGTTTTAGTATTTGGTAGGGTAACGGGTTCCACACCAACTGCTATAGCAGGTGGATTGATGTATAGTGGTTCAACATCGGATGAATGGTACTTAGGTTATGAAAACTCACCTAGCTAATATTTATATAAAGGAAATAAGTCTTTTAACTTAGGAAAGAATTTATGTCAGAATGGAGAAAAGTACTTGTATCTGGTTCTACCGCACATCTTCAAACGATTGAAGTGGGTGGACCAGTTGGTGCTTTGACAGGAACTTTAATAAATCACTCTACTGTTGCTGGGACACAGATGACAGGTTCATTTACTGGTTCTTTTACAGGAGATGGTAGTGGACTTAGTGGAACAAGTAGTCCGATTATTGTTAAAGAAGAAGGTAGTAATATTACAACTGCAGTATCGAGTTTTGATTTTGTAGGTGGGGATATTACTGCAACAAATGATGGTAATAATGTGACAATTACAGCTGCAAATGCAGCTGCACAAACATCCATACAAACTATTTATAATACGAGTTTAATTATTGGTCGTGCTGCAAATGATACCACTATTGATTTCACGACTGATGATAAAATTATTTTTGATGTTGGTGCAACCGAAGGGTTGAGGTTGGATACGACTGGATTAACAGTCGCAGGAAACCTTACAGTAAAAGGTTCTCAAAGTATTGTATCAAGTCAAAATTTAAGTGTAGGTGATGCATTTATATTTACTGCAACTGGTTCAGCAGCCTCAAATGTAGATAGTGGGTTGATTGTACAGAGTGGTTCAGTAGTAGATAGTGGTTCTGCATTATATCATGATATTAATGATGAACGATGGTCTGTGGCAAAAAGTATTGCAGCAGATGCAACTGCGGTAACATCATTAGAGCATGTTGTGACTGTAAAACTACTTGGTGATGATGATGCACCAGTCGATGGTGATAGTGAATATGGTGTGGGAGAAATGGCAATAAATAATAATGGAAGTGTTTGGGTATACACATAAATAACGAGGTTACTTATGGCGATTACGCGTAAAGGTGGTAATGTAGATATTACCACAGAATTTTGTAGGTTGACACGAAAAGAAATTGAATTTTTGTTTAACCTTATTGAACAAGGTATGATACCTGGAAAGTATTTAGCACTAGCATGTAGTGCAGTTAATAAACTAAAAAACCAACATGATATTGCTGATAAAACACCAGCAGAAATTCGTGATAAGGTAAAGGAATGGAAGGGTAATAGTGTTGAGAATTAACTTTATTGGCCTTGATGTGGCAATCAAGGAAGTGGGCCAAAAGGTAACCAACCATAAGGAGATAAATTAGATGCCAAGTTGGAAAAAATTATTAGTTAGTGGTAGTGATGCCACTGTACCAAGTGTATCAACAACAGCTGATTTCACAATTGATGCTGGTGGAGATATTATACTTGATGCCGATGGGACTGATATTCTCTTAAAAGATGGTGGAACGGAATTTGGTAGATTCAAAATAGCTACATCTGATTTCGTAATCAAATCAGCGATAAATAATAAAGATATATTATTCAAAGGTGTTGATAATACAGCAACAATAACTGCACTTAAATTAGATATGTCAGAAAGTGGAGATGCATATTTCAATAATGATATAAGTGGTTCTACAATTAGAGCAAGTGGTGATATCATAGCGTTTAATTCATC